CTATGCTGTTTTGATATCTACGATAATCCAGTCTTTACCACGATCATCATTGTATCGGTCGGTCATTTTTCTGGATTTATGGCCTAACAACTTTTGCGTATCCAGACCCTGTTCCCGATATAACCGTTCTGACAGAGATCGCTGCTCATGAAATGTGGGCGCAGTTCCTTGCTCCCATTTTATGCCACATTTTTCCCTGGCCTTTTTAAAAGCCGTTGTCAGAGTATTCGCAGAAACCTGGTCTCCTCTGTTTGCTTGAGAGGTTGTGTGACGGTAATGGACCAGATATTTACTAACAACAGCATCCCTGCACTGAGATATAACTTCACGAAGGGTAATATTCAGAGCATCGCATTTCAGGTTAAGCGGAATAGCAAGTTTTGAACCGGTTTTTTCCTGAGTAATGTGCAACATGTCGTCCCAGATATCAGAGAATTTCAAATTGCAGATATCGCCTAAACGTTGTCCAGTGACAAGAGCAAGTAGCATCCCGCATTTTAAATAGGGCTGCCGTCTGCTTACGCTGTCAAATATTGCCTGCCATTCGGGCAGTGATAATCTTTGGCGGTTTACTCGATTTCGCGGTTGTTTTGTTGCCTGCGCTGGGTTAAATCCTGGCGGAACATGTCCTGCGTGTTGTGCTTCTTTGAAGACGTCGATTAACACCATTCTCACGACTTGCGCCATCCTGTTATGACCTTCAGCCTTTACAGCATCAATTATTTCGGCAATATCAAGTGCGGTAATATCCTTGAGGTGTTGCATTCCACAATGCTCACGGAAAAGACGAATGGGTTTGCCTTTTTGCCGATAGGAGTTGGGTCTTAGTTCATTATGTTGCAGCCTGTCCTCCTGGATAGAAATATATTTATCAAGCCATTCTGTCACCGTAATGTCTGAGCGCCTGCCTTTCATTCTTTCCAGACGCTCATTGACGCTTAATATTTGTCGGGTACGTTGTTCAGCAATAATGGTATTTGCTTCAGTAGCAACTTGTTTTGCTTCATTCTCATCAGTTCCTAAGCTATGAAAACGACCGGATAGTGGATGTTTGTATTGCCAATATACCTTTCCGGTTCGCTTATCTAATTTGCAATATAAATTGGGTATAGAGATTTTGTGAGATCGGGGTCTAGCAGCCATCAGCGATTATCCGTTGGAGTTTTGGGTTTGCGTTTATTGGGAGTTGCGGTTCTGCAAGCGTTCCTACAAAACGGGAATTTCGGTCAATCATCCAGTAGCGACCAACTTTTATAGCGGGTGGGGCCATCATTTTCCCTTGCGCGTATTTTTTCAGAACTCGCTCACTTGGTGCTAAGTCCCCAAATTCTTCTTTAGCCCAGTCCTGTAAAGTGATTAGTCGAGACATTTGTCCTCCTCTTAGCTACTGAGGGAGTTTGTGACCGATATATCTGACATGATATTAAGCTCATGGCAGGTACATCTCTTGACTGGTCATAGAGATAAATTTAATGCTGAGAAATGCAGTATTGAATTTATCAATTTTTCTATTTCCTGCGTATGGCACGTAACTTCTTAATGTGTTCTGCTGTATCGATCTCTTCGGCTATCCGATCTGCATCAGCTTTATTCACAGGTTCAAAGTCATGATTAAAGCGGAACATGCTGGCGATACATGTTCTGCCTTTTTGGATGTAGTGAACTTTGTTGTGGGTAGAACGCAGGATTTTGCAGGGAGTGCCGTGGTGGTCGACGTACCAGGTGTTAGGAAAAATGATTCTGAACATTTTTACACCTCAGTTGGACGATGTTGAAATTTGCTGCTTTGAGGCCATTACAATCCCCATTGTTTGTTCTTAAGTTCGATCTCCTCCTGGCAACTTGCACAAGTCCGACAACCCTGAACGGCCAGGCGTCTTCGCTCATCTATGGGATCGCCACACTCACAACAATGAGTGGCAGATATAGCCTGGTGGTTCAGGCGGCGCATTTTTATTGCTGTGTTGCGCTGTAATTCTTCAATTTCTGATGCTGAATCAATGATGTCTGCCATCTTCCATTAATCCCTGAATTGTTGGTTAATACGCTTGAGGGTGAATGCGAATAATAGAAAAGGAGCCTGTAGCTCCCTGATGATTTTGCTTTTCATGTTCACCGTTCCTTAAAAACGCCGTTTAACATGCCGATCGCTAGGCTTAAATGAGTCGGTGTGAATCCCATCAGCGTTACCGTTTCGCGGTGCTTCTTCAGTACGCTACGGCAAATGTCATCGACGTTTTTATCCGGAAACTGCTGTCTGGCTTTTTTGATTTCACAATTAGCCTGACGGGCAATGCTGCGAAGGGCGTTATTATGTTCTATTGTCATATTGGCCTCACACTTCGAATGCCAACTGAGGGGTAAAGACGTCCCGTTCAGCGTTGTAATTAAGTGAACTGGCACTGTTGAATGATTCAATGCGTTCCACAAGAACTTGCGTACGGGTTTCTTTACTTGCGGGAGCATATGGCGAACCTACCCAGGATTTGTCGATGCCTATATTTCTTGCGACGTTCGTGCTGTCTGCAGACGAAAGCGGTACATGAGTAAAAATGTCTTTATTTAACATCCGTAACCCATGAATCTTGGTGATTGGGTAGCCGTACTGATCTACAACATGACGTATAAGATCGCGTAGTTTAGCCCGACACGCTCTCGGTCGTTTTGCATCGTATTCCCCCATCGAGCCGATGCAGACGCGGGGAAACTCATGGCACAGACGAATAAATCGCTCATCTGGTTCGTTCATGTGCCACACCGGAGCACCAATAAATTTACCGTGAGGCCATGCCGCAATCAGGGCGTCATTCTCTTCACTGGTTCCGCCGATAACATCCGGGATAACCGCGAATGAGAAACGAGGGTGATTACCCCAGCGTTCAACAAATCTGTAATATTCATTCCAGTCTACGGCCTTGTTTTTTGTCCAGAATGTGAATGCACCATTATCAAGAGCAAATGATTGGGTGACTTCGGAAGCCAGATCAATCTGAGCTGGATTAGCAAAACTGATGAATGCGTGTCTGCCTTTCCAGGCTTTCAACGCACAGGTATCGGGAGTTATTGGACCACCGTGAAAATGAATCATACACTCTCCCGTTTATTATTTATCTCCTCAGCCAGTCGCTGGGCTTTCAGCGGATTTCGGATAACAGAAGGCCCGGGAAATACCCAGCCTCGCTTTGTAACGGAGTAGACGAAAGTGATCGCACCTACCCGGATATTATCGTGAGGATGCTTCATCGCCATTGCTCCCCAAATACAAAACCAATTTCAGCCAGTGCCTCGTCCATTTTTTCGATGAACTCCGGCACCATCTCGTCAAAACTCGCCATGTACTTTTCATCCCGCTCAACCACGACATAATGCAGTCCTTCACGCTTCATACGCGGGTCATAGTTGGCAAAGTACCAGGCATCTTTTCGCGTCACCCACATGCTGTACTGCACCTGGGCCATGTAAGCTGACTTTATGGCCTCGAAACCACCGAGCCGGAACTTCATGAAATCCCGGGAGGTAAACGGGCATTTCAGTTCAAGGCCGTTGCCGTCACTGCATAAACCATCTGGAGAGCAGGCGGTACGCATACTTTCGTCGCGATAGATGATCGGTGATTCAGTAACATTCACGCCGGAAGTGAACTCAAACAGGGCTCTGGCGTCGTTCTCGTACTGTTTTCCCCAGGCCAGCGCTTTAGCGTTAACTTCCGGAGCCACACCGGTGCAAACCTCAGCAAGCAGGGTGTGGAAGTAGGACATTTTCATGTCAGGCCACTTTTTTCCGGAGCGGGGTTTTGCTATTACGTTATGAACTTCTGAAGCTGTGATGACGCCGAGCCGTAATTTGTGCCACGCATCATCCCCCTGTTCGACAGCTCTCACGTCGATCCCGGTACGCTGCAGGATAATGTCCGGTGTCATGCTGCCACCTTCTGCTCTGCGGCTTTCTGTTTCAGGAATCCAAGAGCTTTTACTGCTTCGGCCTGTGTCAGTTCTGACGATGCGCGAATGTCGCGGCGAAATATCTGGGAACAGAGCGGCAATAAGTCGTCATCCCATGTTTTATCCAGGGCGATCAGCAGAGTGTTAATCTCCTGCATGCTTTCATCGTTAACCGGAGTGATGTCGCGTTCCGGCTGACGTTCTGCAGTGTATGCGGTATTTTCGACAATGCGCTCGGCTTCATCCTTGTCATAGATACCAGCAAATCCGAAGGCCAGACGGGCACACTGAATCATAGCTTTATGCCGTAACATTCGTTTGGGATGCGACTGCCACGGTCCCGTGATTTCTCTGCCTTCGCGGGTTTTGAATGGTTCGCGGCGGCATTCATCCATCCACTCGGTAACGCAGATCGGATGATTACGGTCCTTGCGGTAAATCCGGCATGTACATGATTCATTGTCCTGCTCAAAGTCCATGCCATCAAACTGCTGGTTTTCATTAATGATGCGGGACCAGCCATCAACGCCCACCACAGGAACGATGCCGTTCTGCTTATCAGGGAAGGCGTAAATTTCTTTCGTCCACGGATTAAGGCCGTACTGGTTGGCGACGATCAGCAATGCGATGAACTGCGCATCGCTGGCATCACCTTTAAATGCCGTCTGACGAAGAGTGGTGATCAGTTCCTGTGGGTCGACAGAATCCATGCCGACACGTTCAGCCAGCTTCCCGGCTAGCGTTGCGAGTGCTGTACTCATCCGTTTTATACCTCTGAATCAATATCAACATGGTGGTGAGCAATGGTTTCAACCATGTACCGGATGTGTTCTGCCATGCGCTCCTGAAACTCAACATCGTCATCAAACGCACGGGTAATGGCTTTTTTGCTGGCCCCGCAGCGTTGCAAATGATCGATGCAGAGTGATTCAAACAGGTGCTGTGGAAGACCTTTTTCCATGTCGTCTGCCAGTTCTGCCTCTTTCTCTTCACGGGCAATCTGCTGGTAGTGACGCGCCCAGCTCTGAGCCTCAAGACGATCCTGAATGTAATAAGCGTTCATGGCTGAACTCCTGAAAATGGCTGTGAAAATATCGCCCGCGAAATGCCAGGCTGATTAGGAAAACAGGAAAGGGGATTAGTGATTCAGGCCGTTGCCTCGTCCGTCGAGAAAAACTTCCACGAGCAAATCACGGGTATAAGTGCGCTCGATGCCGCGATGCAGATATAGCCGTCCGCGTAAATTAGCTGATGCTGTCCAGGTACCATCTTTGTGTTTGACCAGCATTCCTGGCATGACCGCACCGCGATTAACGGTCTGCGTTCCGTAATGTTGATGAACCATAAAAACTCCTGCCCGTAAGCTGGGCTGCTGAACATATAAAGACTTCTGCGCGTATTCAGGCGGTGGATGGCCGCCGGTTGTCATAACTAAGCCGCCTCGTTGAAGCGACTGAGGTATGAAATGTTGAGTTAATTTCAGCTGGTCACACCGACGTTCACGCGTCCGCTTCACCCCTCGCACTTCCCGGAGCCTGCTGAAATTCAAGCTACGGATCTAAGCGGTCATCGCAACGGTGAATCAGGTGGTTGCCGTATCGTTGTGTTGTTGCGATATGATGATAATAGCTATTGCTATTGGTGATATCAATACTTATTGCTATTGACTGATGTGTTTTGATATTAAATGTTTGATAGCAAAAAGAATTAATTTTGTGACTTGCATCGCATAGCGATAACTGAAGCAGGGGCATGGTGGTTTTTTGAACGGTGTGTGATGAGGGGAGGCAAAAGAAAACCCGGCACGACGGCCGGGGAGGGGGGTCATTTTAATCTATCAAGGAGTGACTCTCTTTCCTTCTTCTCTGATTCTCTTCGGTTTAATAACGCTTTAAACTCTTGAAGCTCAACCATTATTTTATGAACGAATACACTGGTATAGAGAGAAATAAAGAGTAATCCACCTGAAATTTTTAAGACCCTGAAGAGTAGGGCTTGATCATTTGTGCTTGCTATTAACCCCAAGATTACAAACAAAGTTGAAAATACATAGAAAGCTAATAATAAAACCAATTTCAGTCTCTTGGATTTGACTATTGGCACTAATCGCCTAACCTCACTAGGGGTTAAAGACGAGTGGTCATTGGCCTCATTTGCCTTAAAAATGGCTTGTATACAATATGATAATGGCAATTGCATGAGTCCAACCACAGCCCACGGAGCTGTTAGGACAACACCCGGTGTAATATAGCCCAATGCTGACTTGAACAAAAAGTAACCAGCAACATAGAAGACCAACATACCAATAAGGTGGATGATGTTCGATTTCATTATCGCCCTCCTTTTGGTAGGTTATTTTGCAACCAATTCTCCGGCATCAAGTTTTGAGAACAGCCACTTATGCATTTTTAAGAATAAATCATTTTCATCAATAATGCCATTGTTATGTTCAACGCTAATTTTTCCGGATAATTTTATCTCTTTTCCCGTTATTTCCCCACCGCCTTGAAGTTTGATGCTAATATCATCCTCATCTAGATGTCGTAGTGAGGTAGCAATACTGTCTATAACAGCTTGACCGCTATCATTTGTTTTTCTGAAGTATGTAATCTCGAGGCTTACTTGTAAATTGGCCTCATCTAATGAATCTTTAATGTTTATATCATTTGCCCAGTTATCGCCAAAAAATGCTTTTAGTAGCGCACCTCCTTTCCCTATTGGGCGGTATTTTATTGTCTTCACCGAACCATTTGAAAAGGAGGGTGTTTGGTTCTCTGAATTTTTAACTTCTGAAGTAATGGGTAATCCACCAATTTTTATGCTCTTGGCTGGTGCTTTCTCCATTTTTTTCATCGTTTCTTCGGATGGCTTATCTTGAAGCATTAACACAGATTCTTTTTCATCTGTGAATGTATTAATTAGCCAATTCAAATGCGCCTCAAGCTCCCTTGCTCGAAGCGATGTGGATTGAACGATCATGACATGGTTGTTTAGTACACCAAAATATAAAATTGAATCTACAAACTCTCTTTTTTTGTCACTACGTTTATCTCCATCAATAATTATATCATTAGACGTGATGGAGTTAATGTCATAAAATTTAACATTATCACTAAGCTCTAATAGAGACTGGCTTTTGTCTTTTTCAAATAAAACCAGTTGCCCAAAAAGTATAGTTTTGTATGTGTCGCTTTTATTTAAGAAACGATACCCCGAATTTTCATCTGAAGGTGTTATTTTTTCTTGTCTACTAAGTACTTTTTCTGCAACGCCGCCCTCACCTATAATACTAAGTAGTATGTTTTGTAATGATGATTTGCTGTGTGGGATTACTGCTTTTTTATAATGAACGACTTTTTGTCTGTTATCTTTCATTGCTATAGTCCAACTAGTATTGAATAAATAAACACAGTAAAGACATAAAAATTTCTTATAGCTACCGATAACGTAATCGGTAGCTATTACAAATCAACCAAAGGTAATTCTTTACATACTACCTACCCATGCTTCCTGTAGGTCTGCGGCATGCTCCCAATAACTTTCCCGAAGATAAACACCCGGTTCATCTCGTCTTTCTCGATAGGATCCCACGGTGAGTAGCTCTTGTTATCAGAGATAACCAGCAGTTTATCCTTCATCATTTGCAGGCGCTTTACATGGGCGGTGTCGTCGTACAGAAATGCATAGATACCATCACCGTCGAAAGATTTAACCGTGATATCAACGAACAGCAGATCACCTGGTTCGATCGTTCCTGACATGCTGTCACCACGCACGTTAATGATGCGGATATTTTCTGCCTTCCTGCCATCGAACATGTGACGAGCATCGTCAAACGAGTACTCAACCGAGCGTAGAACTTCTACAAACTCACGGTTGATGACTCCCGGCCCGGCACTGACTTCTATATCAAGAACGTCAATTTTGAAGTATTTGGAATGGCTGACAGCAGGCTTCCCTGATTGTTGACCGTCATTTCTCATCGGGCCTATGCCTGATGAGAGCCATTCTGTTCGAACACCCAATGCATTAGCTATTTCAACAATTTTTGTTGAGCCGCGCGCGTTGCCGCTTGTCAGTCTCCAGATTGTGGGTTGAGCTACGCCAGACGCCTTTGCAAGAGCGCCTTGAGACATTCCAGATTGTTCCATCGCTAGGTTTAAGCGATCAGCAAGAGTTTCTTTTTTCATAAGTTTTAATTTATACGCTTGCGTATTGATGGTCAAAACACGTTTTGCTATTGCTTGGATTAATACGCATTGCTATTATTCATTCATTGCAATACCAATAGGAATTGATAATGACAAATCAAACCATTCAACTCGCAATCAGTATTACAGGTAGTCAAAAGCGACTGGCAGATCTATGCGGTGTAGCCCAGCCCACTGTTTGGCGTTGGCTACACGGTGGCGGAATTGATGCCCGCTATGTAATGAAAATTGTCTCAGCCACTGGTGGAAAGATTAAACCAGAAGATATTCGTCCCGACCTCGCACCATTGTTTAACGCGAGTAATTCTGCCGCCTAATCTGCGGCGTTAACTGATAAGGCAATGACTATGCAACCACTTACATACCAACAGACTAGCGGATTTAGCCCGACTGCGGTGATAAATCGTTCTCAAACAAAACAAGCTCCAGGCCACGAAAAAATCCGTGATGCCGTCCGCGCCTGGTCGGCTGCAGATAATCAGGATGTTGTTGCCGCACTCATTGTGAATGAGTATCGGGAGCAGGGCGGCGGCACCATCGATTTCCCTGATGATGTCAGCCGTGCACGCCAGAAGCTGTTCCGCTTCCTCGATAACAAATTCGATTCTGAAAAATACCGAAATAACGTGCGTGAACTGACCCCGGCAATTCTGGCGGTACTACCGCTGGAATATCGCGGCCACCTGGTTGAGCAGGATAGCTTCATGGCTCGGCTGGCTGAAATGGAAAAGGAACTCAGTGAGGCAAAACAGGCTGTCATTCTCAACGCACCACGCCACCAGAAACTGAAGGAGATGAGTGAAGGCATTGTGTCGATGTTTCGTGTGGACCCGGATCTGGCTGGTCCACTGATGGCGATGGTCACCACCATGCTGGGGGCAATATGACAGGTTCGGAAATGGCGAAAGCCGGTCTGCGCGAACAGAACCGACTTTCAGGTGCAAATCGTAACACACTCATTGCGGGAGGAATTATGGCAAACACTGCTGAGATATTCAATTTTCCAGTGCCGGATGCGGCACAAAAGGAGCCGCGCGTGGCAGATCTCGATGATGGTTATACGCGCATTGCAAATGAGTTGCTGGAAGCTGTGATGCTGGCCGGATTAACACAGCACCAGCTTCTGGTCTTTCTGGCTGTCATGCGCAAAACATATGGCTTTAATAAAAAACTGGATTGGGTTAGCAACGAGCAACTTTCCGAATTAACCGGGATATTGCCGCACAAGTGTTCTGCTGCAAAAAGTGTTCTGGTAAAGCGTGGGATTCTTATTCAGAGCGGGCGGAATATCGGCATCAATAATGTGGTCAGTGAATGGTCAACATTACCCGAATCAGGTAAGAAAAATAAAGTTTACCTGAAAGAGGTAAATTTACCTGAATCAGGTAAGAAAAGTTTACCCAAATCAGGTAAAGGCACTTACCCGAATCAGGTAAACACAAAAGACAAACTAACAAAAGACAATATAAAACCTTTTTCGTCCGAGAATTCTGACGAATCCTCTGACCAGCCAGAAAATGCCCTTCCTGTGGTGAAACCGGATGCTGCGATTCAGAGCGGCAGCAAGTGGGGGACAGCAGAAGACCTGACTGCCGCAGAGTGGATGTTTGACATGGTGAAGACCATCGCGCCATCAGCCAGAAAACCGAATTTTGCAGGGTGGGCTAACGATATCCGCCTGATGCGTGAACGTGACGGACGTAACCACCGCGACATGTGCGTGCTGTTCCGCTGGGCCTGCCAGGACAACTTCTGGTCCGGTAACGTGCTGAGTCCGGCCAAACTACGCGACAAGTGGACCCAGCTCGAAATCAACCGTAACAAGCAACAGGCTGGCGTGACAGCCGGAAAACCAAAACTCGACCTGACGAACACTGACTGGATTTACGGGGTGGAGCTATGAAAAACATCGCCGCACAGATGGTTAATTTTGACCGTGAGCAGATGCGCCGGATCGCCAATAACATGCCGGAACAGTACGACGAAAAGCCGCAGGTACAGCAGGTAGCGCAGATTATCAATGGTGTGTTCAGCCAGTTACTGGCAACTTTCCCGGCGAGCCTGGCTAACCGGGACCAGAATGAACTGAACGAAATCCGCCGCCAGTGGGTTCTGGCTTTCCGGGAAAATGGGATCACCACGATGGAACAGGTTAACGCTGGAATGCGCGTAGCCCGTCGGCAGAATCGACCATTCCTGCCATCACCCGGGCAGTTTGTCGCCTGGTGCCGGGAAGAAGCATCCGTTAACGCCGGGCTGCCAAACGTCAGCGAGCTGGTTGATATGGTCTATGAGTATTGTCGGAAGCGTGGCCTGTATCCAGATGCAGAGTCTTATCCATGGAAATCAAACGCGCACTACTGGCTGGTTACCAACCTGTACCAGAACATGCGGGCCAATGCGTTGACTGACGCGGAATTACGGCGCATGGCTGCCGATGAACTGTCCTGTATGACCGCGCGAATTAACCGTGGTGAAGCGATCCCTGAACCGGTGAAACAACTTCCTGTCATGGGCGGCAGGCCGCTTAATCGTGTTCAGAGCTTGGAAAAAATTAAACAATTGCGTGCTAAACATGGATTATGTAGAGGGAAAAGGTTTAGTGGATGAAAGTAATGAGGTGATTTCCTTCTCTCCCACACTTCAAAAGATAGAGTTTATTATTTGAATTTACTATAATTTACTGATAAAACAAAAGAATTGTAGAGCAATTTTCATTTGAGGATGAAGTAAATGTGTGAAACCTATATTTTTAGGTTCCGTGACCTAGGAAAAAGTGAAGGATTTACCATCGAGCAACACAATAACATTGCTCGCCAAGAAGGGAATGTTTGGTGGGGGTGGTGGGCTAAATCTGGTGAGCGTTTCCCATCACTGGAACTAAAAAATGCGGCAGAAAAAAATAAACAAATATATTTTTTTGATTCAGGGCGGCTTAAATTTTATACCGCTGTATTAAAGGATACTTGCTCGTCAGCTTTAGGGGATATAAAAAAGCAATCTCCTAAGGATGGTCGCAGAACCCCAGCATATTATAATGAGAATGAGTTGCTGGGATGGTTAAATGTTTCTGAGATTATAGAAATTGATGCTTGTGATATCCTCAAAAAATTCACATATATTCCATTGGATGCATTGTTTGCAGGTAATAAAGATTTAGATGAGCAACTTTTCAACAAAATTGTCTTTTCTTCAGCTGAATTAAAAAAACAAGATAGAACTATTTGGAAGATTAGACCTGCAAATGATAAAGATTTACAGCATGAGTCATTAGCATCTCATTATGTTCCTTATAATTTCAGTCGGAAGTATAGCCAAAAAAAAGGGGAGTTTATAATTTGGCTTTCGGATATTCATTTTGATGGCGGAAATGGGAAACATGCATTTCCGACACAAGATAATGATCAGCTAAAATGTTTATCCTCTCGAGTGGTGGAGTTGGCTGGAAAATATAATAATGGGAGTAAATGTGCTGGGTTGGCTATTTCAGGTGATTTGACGTGGCAGTCACAGAAAGAGGGATTCGAGCAAGCTTTGAATTTTATCAAAGATGTTAGTTCTTCTCTTAGTCTGACAACGGATGATATAATTATTTGTCCTGGGAATCACGATGTAGGTCTGGTTTCTAAAGATGAGTACTTTAAAATCGTTGGTAAGCCTGTAACGGATAAACCATGGAAAATTCTGGCGGAAAACTACCATAGCGAAAGTAAACTTAATTATATAAAATTTTATCGAGATTTTTTTCAAAGGGAACCTGAAGAAAATTTATCACAAGGAAGGAAATTTTTACTAGGTGGCCATAAAGTTGTTGAAATAGCCGCATTGAACTCATGCGTATTACAACAAGTAAAAGATTCATTTTTGGGCATGGGATTTGTCGGTGAGCAACAACTCAGTGATGTTGCAAAATCTATGGGATGGATGAATGATAGCGGAGGAGATATACTCAAAAAGAAAGGTGTTATAAGAATTGCTATGCTTCACCATCACCTAACTTCTATTAATGAAGTTGAAGATGCCTATCTTGATTCAAGATATAGTGTAACATTAGATGCAGAGCGATTATTACGTTGGGTAGTAAGGCATAAAGTTGATTATATTCTGCATGGTCATATGCACAGAAGTAGTTTTATTACAATAACAAAAAAACTATCTCCGTTAGAACCAGTGACGGATTCAAATCCTGAACATACATTCCAAATTGTTTCTTTGGGAAGTTCAGGAGTTGTTAGTTCGGAATTGCCAAGTCAGGATTGTGCTAACTATGCATGCGTACTGGATTTTTCTGGCGAAAAGCTAACTTTTAATTTTTTCAAGCTTGATAAACAGAGCGGAGAAAAAGTGGCGGCTACTTATATTGTTGAAGGTTTATTATGAAATTACTTATTACTGATTTGGATAATACACTGTACGATTGGGTGAGTTTTTACTCCCAGTCATTTAGTGCCATGGCAGAGCAATTATCTAAGGATATTGATGTGCCTTTGGATACGCTCCTGTCAGAATATAAAACAATTCATCAGAAGTTTGGTAACTCAGAAAAACCATTTGCTACTTTAGAGCTACCATCTGTGATATCTTACTTTGGAACTAATGATAAAACGATTTTGCAGGAAAAACTTACTAATGTTTTTCAGGCGTTTAGCACAAAACGTAACCAGACATTAATGTTGTATCCTACTGTAAAAGAAACGCTGGAATTATTGAAGAAACGGGGGGTAAAAATTGTAGGGCATACTGAAGCTTTGGAGTTTAATTCTTTATATCGTCTGAATAAGCTTGGTATAATTGATTTTTTTGATCATCTTTATACATTAGAAGATATTCATAATATCCACCCGAATCCCAAAAATGCAAAAAAAATACCTGTGAAGGATGACTTTGTAATTAGATTGTCCTGCGCTGAGTCAAAGCCAAACCCTAAATTGCTTGAGCACATATGTTCTTTTGAAGGAGTTAGTGTTGAAGATGCGGTATACATTGGCGATTCTATAACTAAAGATATGTCCATGGCTAAAGCTGTGGGGGTTACTGCTGTTTGGGCTAATTATGGGCGACAGTTTTCACCTGAATTGTGGAAAGTTTTAGTGAAAATCACACACTGGAAAGATGCAGATGTGGAGAGGGAGGAACAACTTAGAAAAGCATTCTCCAATGTTAGACCTGATTATGTTGTTAATAGTTTTTCAGAGCTGCTGAATTTGAAATGAGCATGTGCAGGCTCCAAATTTTTAATGATTTGGAGTTCTTTATGGGGTTATTTTTTAATTTGGTGATTTTTCCCAATATTGAGATGTTGTTGAACTCGTGAGTTATATTTAACGTATTTGATGTTAATGAAATAATAATATCACAATGCAAGCTCCCTGCATTTTCTTGTAGGGGGCATGCTATTTAGAATAAGCTTATGGTCAAGATTAAATTATGAACTGCTATTTTGATGGGCTGTTTATTATATTGGGGTTGTTTTCTTTTTGAGTTTTTATGGTTGAGATGAACGTTTGTTAAATGTTTTAACACCCTTTGTTACAACATTCATCATTTTTACTGTTTGCTAACATGATGTTAGACTGAAATTATTAATTTGTGAAACTAATCATCTAATTTAACAATACAAAATTGAGATCCAATAATCAAAATGCCATAATAATGTCATCGGAGCCTGAACAACTCCGGTGACTTCTGCGCTAAACGGGGACGTTTATGCGCACATACAATCCAAACTCTCTTCTCCATTCACAGATGCAGAAATGCACCTGCGTTTTTTTGCATCCAGCGTCTGACCTCTGTGGAGGTGAAGCGTGAACCTACCACAAGATGGCATCAAACTGCATCGCGGTAACTTCACCGCTATCGGTCAGCAGATCCAGCCTTATCTGGAGGACGGCAAATGCTTTCGCATGGTGCTTAAACCGTGGCGTGAGAAACGCAGTCTTTCCCAGAATGCACTCAGCCACATGTGGTACAGCGAAATCAGTGAATACCTCATCAGCAGGGGTAAAACGTTCGCCACTCCAGCTTGGGTAAAAGATGCTCTCAAACACACATATCTCGGTTATGAAACCAAAGACCTGGTTGATGTCGTAACCGGCGAAATCACTACTATCCAGTCGTTACGCCATACCTCCGATCTTGATACCGGAGAGATGTATGTCTTCCTGTGTAAGGTTGAAGCCTGGGCGATGAATATTGGCTGCCACCTGACTATTCCGCAGCGCTGCGAGTTCCAGCTGCTGCGCGACAAGCAGGAGGCGTAATGGCTACACCGCTTATTCGTATCATGAACGGACACATCTACAAAGTACCAAATCGTCGTAAGCGTAAACCTGAGCTGAAGCCATCCGAAATACCAACACTGCTCGGGTATACCGCCAGCCTGGTTGATAAAAAATGGTTGCGACTGGCAGCAAGGAGGAATCATGGCTGATTTGAGAAAAGCAGCGCGTGGTCGGGAATGCCAGGTAAGAATCCCTGGCGTATGTAATGGCAATCCTGAAACGTCAGTACTGGCACATATCCGGCTGGCTGGATTGTGCGGTACCGGTATCAAACCGCCAGACCTGATTGCCACCATTGCATGTTCTGCCTGCCACGACGAAATCGACCGTCGCACGCATTTTGTTGACGCTGGATATGCAAAAGAATGCGCGCTGGAAGGTATGGCGAGAACACAGGTTATCTGGTTGAAAGAGGGGGTTATTGAGGCGTGAATACCTACAGCATCACATTACCTTGGCCTCCGAGCAATAATCGCTATTACCGCCATAATCGTGGGCGCACGCACGTCAGCGCAGAGGGGCAGGCATACTGCGATAACGTCGCCCGAATCATTAAAAACGCAATGCTGGATATCGGCTTGGCTATGCCAGTGAAAATCCGTATTGAGTGCCACATGCCGGATCGCCGTCGCCGTGACCTGGATAATCTGCAAAAAGCCGCTTTTGACGCACTCACCAAAGCAGGTTTCTGGCTGGATGATGTTCAGGTCGTTGATTACCGTGTTGTGAAGATGCCCGTTACCAAAGGTGGGAAGCTGGAGCTGACCATCACCGAACTGGGAGATGAATGATGTTTGAGTCTTATATGGCAGAGCGTCTTCGCCGCCGCTGGGTGCGCCTGCGCTTATATCGTTTTCCTGGTTCTGTTTTGACCGATTACCGAATACTGAAGAATTACGCCAAAACCCTGACAGGAGCAGGAGTATGAAGTCAGAGATAACAATCAACTAATACTGTTTTGTTGATTTTTGCTTGTAATTGGCGTTCTGGTCTGATTTTTGTGGAGTAAGTTGATGCGTGATATTCAGATGGTTCTTGAGCGTTGGGGAGCGTGGGCGGCTAATAATCATGAAGATGTGACCTGGTCGTCCGTTGCCGCCGGTTTTAAGGGATTAATTCCTTCAAAAGTAAAATCTCGCCCGCAATGTTGTGACGATGACGCGATGATCATTTGCGGGTGCATGGCCCGTCTGAAAAAGAACAACAGCGATTTACACGATTTATTAGTAGATTATTATGTATGTGGTATGACATTCATGTCACTGGCAAGTAAGCATTGCTGCTCGGATGGTTATATCGGGAAAAGGTTACAGAAGGCTGAGGGCATAATTGAAGGGATGTTAATGGCATTAGATATCCGGTTAGATATGGATATCGTTGCTAATAATTCTAATTGATATGCAATTGTTTACTAAAAGTTATTAAAAATGGGGCGTGGAAACGCCCCCAAAATAAAGGGTAATATATAACAGAAGGTTTATATAGTAAGAAGCAAGGTAGTGCTTCTAAAGGAAGTGGCTTGAGGGCTCCACTTATATGTTGCGGAGGCAAAGCCTCCCGCAACATATCTTTTTCGTAAGTCAGATTAGAACTGATAAACCAGACCTACAGCGACGATGTCGTCGGTATCAATACCAGCTGTTTTGGTAAACTTACTATCGTCAATTAAGTTGATTTTGTAATCAACAAAAGTGGACATGTTTTTATTAAAGTAGTAAGTAGCACCGACATCGACATACTTGACTAAGTCTCGGTCACCATGAACACCAAGGTCTTTACCTTTTGACTGAAGGTAAGCAACAGATGGTCGCAGACCGAAGTCAAACTGATATTGTGCTACTGCTTCAAAGTTTTGTGCTTTGTTTGCAATATGGTTATTACCAAAAACGGTCATATTCTGAGTTTCAGAATATGTGGTAGCCAGATAGATATTGTTCGCATCATATTTCAGGCCTGCAGCCCATACTTCCGCATTTTTGCCGGAGGCATTGAATTTGCTCTTACCATAGGCGACCTGACCGTCAGTGCGATCTGATTTAGCATAGGTTGCACCCACGCCGAATCCTTCATACTCATAAGTAGTGGAGAAACCGAAACCATCACCATTGGCTTCAGTTACGTCAGTGCGGTCATTTTTACCCTGATACTGAGCAGCAAAGTTCAGGCCATCGACCAGACCAAAGAAGTCGTTGTTACGATAAGTTGCAACACCAGTAGTGCGACCAGTCATGAACACATCTGTTTGGGTCCAGGTATCACCACCGAATTCTGGCAGGACGTCAGTCCACGCACCGATGTCGTATGCTACACCGTAGTTACGGCCGTAATCGATTGAGCCGTAATCACCAAATTTCAGGCCTGCAAATGCAAGACGGGTTTTGTCTTTGGAAGAACCTTGAGATTCAGCACGGTTGCCTTTGAATTCATATTCCCACTGACCGAAACCAGTCAGTTGATCGTTGATTTGGGTTTCACCTTTGAAGCCAAGACGGGCATAAGTAGTATCACCATCATCTGCATCATTAGAGGAGAAGTAGTGCTTGGCATTAACTTTCCCGTATAGATCCAGCTTGTTACTGTCTTTATTATAAATTTCAGCTGCCTGAGCAGACATCGCCATCAGTACTGATGCAGCTACAGCAGAAATTGCCACTGTTAATTTTTTCATTGTACGCCCTTTTTTTTGAACTATTATTAAAAAATGATGTCACTGCGCGATAAATATTCATCTAATCAATGCGATTATTTCAAGATTTAAGTTTTAGTTTCTCATTTAATTTGTGAAGTAGATCTCTATTTTTATCTGAACCTTTTCTATCTAATCCTATTCATGGCTCTTGTTTGAACGAAAATAAATCTATTAGCTAATTTATATTAATGGCACTTATTTATAAGCGCTCTATAATTCTTTAGCTTAATTTAAACAAACTAAAAATAACATCGGAAATTATTCATTGGTTATTTGTTGAAGTTTTCTTATGTATTTGTGGTGGTGTTTTGAACACTCGGTGGCATTCTCACAAATATCATTTAGTAGTTTACGTACGTAAAAAATTGGTTATGCTGTTAAGAGTGGTTACTTCGTCACACAGCTTAAACCCGCCGTCGAGCGGGTTTTTCCATTTTTTGAGTCTCGATATTAGCTGATAACCCAATACCTGAGTTATTCACTGACTCCGAATCTGTTACGTTTCTGCCTTTATTGCGATACGTAGTATCCCCTTAATTTACACCCGCTTTGTCTGCGAGGTGGGGTTATGAAATCCATGGATAAGTTAACAACGGGTGTCGCCTATGGTACCTCAGCAGGTAGTGCCGGGTACTGGTTTTTACAGTTGCTCGATAAAGTCACGCCCTCACAGTGGGCGGCAATAGGTGTGCTGGGTAGCCTGGTATTTGGCCTGCTGACGTACCTGACAAACCTTTATTTCAAGATTAAAGAAGATAAGCGTAAGGCTGCACGGGGAGAGTAATTCAATGACTCAAAACTATGAACTGATTGTGAAAGGGATCCGCAATTTTGAGAATAAAGTTACGGTAACTTTAGCGTTACGGGACAAAAAACGCTTTGACGGTGAAATTTTTGACCTGGACATCTCGCTGGACCGTGTTGAAGGTGCCGCGCTGGAGTTTTATGAGGCTGCAGCCAGAAGGAGCATCAGACAGGTCTTCCTGGATGTTGCTGCCGGGTTATGTGAAGGGGACGAGCTGTTGCCAGAAACGCGCCCCTGTTCAGAGGCGCGGTATACCATAAAAATTAACAGTTCAGATAACTCGATTACTGGTTGTTAGCCTTTTGTTTCAGTTGGTTTTCCAATATCTTTCATTGGTAGCAGCATTTCCAGATTGCTTTTGATATATGGATTATTTACATGTTCATTTAATTGATGAATGATTCCATTTTTTTCATTCTGGTCCAATACGGAAAATATTACTGTAATCATATATTTAAGAGCTTCAATTTCTTTTGCTGTTGATGCAGGAGATGAGCAGTCAGCTGTAATATTGATAAAAACTTCTTTTTGCATATCAAATCCTCAGATGGGGTAGCTCAGCCAGCATCCCCCATAATCCTTAACCAGAGCGCCAGTGTCCTACCACTGACGGGCTGAATGCTTAACATATCCAGGGTTCAGAAACCGATAAATCCTGATAAATATCCATGAACGTAAAAATCAGATACGGCCTGTCGGCTGCTGTTCTGGCGCTGATTGCCGCAGGCGCGTCTGCTCCTCAGATACTTGACCAGTTTCTGGACGAAAAAGAGGGTAACCACACAAAGGCATACCGCGATGGTTCCGGCATATGGACCATTTGCCGGGGTGCCACGGTGGTGGATGGTAAACCTGTTATTCCGGGCATGAAACTGTCGAAGGAAAAATGCGCCCAGGTTAACGCCATTGAGCGGGATAAGGCGCTGGCATGGGTGGAGCGTAATATAAAAGTTCCACTGACCGAGCCACAAAAAGCAGGTATCGCGTCATTTTGCCCCTATAACATTGGCCCCGGTAAGTGTTTCCCGTCGACGTTTTATAAGCGGCTTAATGCCGGTGATCGTAAAGGTGCCTGTGAGTCGATTCGCTGGTGGATTAAGGACGGTGGGCGTGATTGCCGCACACGTTCAAATAACTGCTACGGACAGGTTATTCGTCGTGACCAGGAAAGCGCATTAGCCTGTTGGGGGATAGATCAGTGAGAAGAGTTGCCGCGATTATCTCCGCTCTGGTTATCTGCATCATCGTCTGCCTGTCTTGGGCTGTTAATCATTACCGCGATAACGCGATTACCTACAAAGCCCAGCGCGACAAAAATGCCAGAGAACTGACGCTGGCGAACGCGGCAATTACTGACATACAGATGCGTCAGCGTGATGTTGCTGCGCTCGATGCAAAATACACGAAGGAGTTAGCTGATGCGAAAGCTGAAAATGATGCTCTGCGTGATGATGTTGCCGCTGGTCGTCGTCGGTTGCACATCAAAGCAGTCTGTCAGTCAGTGCGTGAAGCCACCACCGCCTCCGGCGTGGATAATGCAGCCTCCCCCCGACTGGCAGACACCGCTGAACGGGATTATTTCACCCTCAGAGAGAGGCTGATCACTATGCAAAAACAACTGGAAGGAACCCAGAAGTATATTAATGAGCAGTGCAGATAGAGCTGCCCATATCGATGGGCAACTCATGCAATTATTGTGAGCAATACACACGCGCTTCCAGCGGAGTATAAATGCCTAAAGTAATAAAACCGAGCAATCCATTTACGAATGTTTGCTGGGTTTCTGTTTTAACAACATTTTCTGCACCACCACAAATTTTTGCTGCATCGACAGTTTTCTTCTGCCCAATTCCCGAAACGAAGAAATGATGGGTGATGGTTTCCTTTGGTGTTACTGCTGTAGGTTTGTTTCCAACAGTAAACGTCTGTTGAGCACATCCTGTAATAAGCATTGCCAGAGCGGCAGAAAACAACATTTTTTTCATCTTATTATCCTGCATTGTTAAAAACGGCAGAATCCTATGTGACAACAATTAAACGATAGTTAAATGGATTGATGAAAATTAAAACTACACAGGTGGGCTCAGACTATTGGAGGAAGTTGGGGACACTCAGAATCCTGTGGAATGAAATAAACCGGTCTATCCGTCCATTACCCTTTTAGCTGCGCTGTATCGTCGCCGTATTCCCGCATTAACCATGACCGTAGCCCGACGGGGAATTCCTTCTGCGTGAGTGTGCGGGAATAATTAAAAACGATGCACACCGGGTTTTTACCGCGTTAATGATTCGCGGGTTTATCCCGGTGCGATGGTGGAAGAAACAGGAAGCTGTATTACAGAAAGTGCTACTACTGTATCCCGATGCGATGTATGTAATGTGAGTCAGATAATGGCACAGGATGTGGTGATGTGGCAGTCTGGAACACAGGATATATTGTCAGAATAAGACCCGTAGGAATAAAAATGAAAAGACGCCTTTTACTACTTTTTCTGTTATCTGTCCTGGCAGTGGGATGCTCGCAGCAAAAAGCTGATGAGCCCCGGCAATTAGTGACGGTGTATCCACGATATCCGGAATATGCTGCAGCAAATTATATCAAGGGGCTGGTTGAGGTTAAGTTCGATATTGGTGCTGATGGGACTGTGACACGGATCGTTTTTCTCCGCTCAGAGCCTCATAATTTGTTTCGTGATGAAGTGGTGAAGGCCATGGCGAAATGGCGATTTGAAAAGAATCGCCCCTGTCAGGGAGTGAAGAGACAATTTATCTTTACGCCGTCACGTCCTTGATGCTTCCAGATAGAGAGGGGCTGGAAGCAGGAGAAAAATGAAAGAGCCAGCGGTTATATTTTTGTCATGGCTGACGAGGAATGATGGAAGAAGGCGTTGTATGCCACACAACGCCTCACTGTTCATTTCTTCTTTTTCTCTGGTGGAACCCGATGAATAAGAGTTGCACTGGTTTCCGATGAGATGGCGATATACTCGGGCAAAGTATGCTGGCAGTTTTCCAACTGGTCAAAAATACCTGCTCTCGTCTGTTGCAATGCCTGCAGCATGCGGCGGCAATGCGCCTTGCTTTTACTAACCATCTTTCCTTCCTCTATCAGTCGCTGCGTGAACTCATCATGGAATACCAGGTAAATGCGGATGTTATCGGTTTTGGCTACGCAGCATAGTACAAAACGGGCAGGTGCATCCCGGGACGGGGGAGGCGTCACATGTCCCTGTGATGGTTGTTCCGGGTAATGTACTGTGTGGGGCATAAAAATGTCCGATAATTTTACTTTCTACCGCAGTTAGTTGATTCGTTGGTCCTGGTAGCACATTGGGCGAGGATTTAAATGCTAGGCAACTGAAGGATGATGTCGCAAGGGAGATAGCGAGAATATTTCTGATTTTCATTTGATGATGCCTCTGTGTGAAATGACGGTAAACGACGCACTTGTGCCGGCACATAATAGCAAGCACCATAATAGATCAGATTCGATTCTTGCTGTAAGTGATAATTATTCTCGTTTTCGGGTCCTTTCCGTCGATCCAACAGGTTACGGGGCGGCGACCTCGCGGGTTTTCGCTATTTATGAAAATTTTCCGGTTTAAGGCGTTTCCGTTCTTCTTCGCCGTAACCTAATGTTTTTATTTAAAACACCCCCTGAAAAGAAAGGAAACGACAGGTGCTGAAAACGGGCTTTTTAGCCTCTGTCGTTTCCTTTCTCTGTTTTTGTCCGTGGAATGAACAATGGAAGTCAACAAAAAGCAGCTGGCTGACATTTTCGGTGCGAGTATCCGTACCATTCAGAACTGGCAGGAGCAGGGAATGCCCGTTCTGCGAGGTGGTGGGAAGGGTAATGAGGTGCTTTATGACTCTGCCGCCGTCATAAAATGGTATGCCGAAAGGGATGCTGAAATTGAGAACGAAAAGCTGCGCCGGGAGGTTGAAGAACTGCGGCAGGCCAGCGAGGCAGATCTCCAGCCAGGGACTATTGAGTACGAACGCCATCGACTTACGCGTGCGCAGGCCGACGCACAGGAACTGAAGAATGCCAGAGACTCCGCTGAAGTGGTGGAAACCGCATTCTGTACTTTCGTGTTGTCGCGGATCGCAGGTGAAATTGCCAGTATTCTCGACGGGATCCCCCTGTCGGTGCAGCGGCGTTTTCCGGAACTGGAAAACCGACATGTTGATTTCCTGAAACGGGATATCATCAAAGCCATGAACAAAGCAGCCGCGCTGGATGAACTGATACCGGGGTTGCTGAGTGAATATATCGAACAGTCAGGTTAACAGGCTGCGGCATTTTGTCCGCGCCGGGCTTCGCTCACTGTTCAGGCCGGAGCCACAGACCGCCGTTGAATGGGCGGATGCCAATTACTATCTCCCGAAAGAATCCGCATACCAGGAAGGGCGCTGGGAAACACTGCCCTTTCAGCGGGCCATCATGAATGCGATGGGCAGCGACTACATCCGCGAGGTGAATGTGGTGAAGTCTGCCCGTGTTGGTTATTCCAAAATGCTGTTGGGTGTTTATGCCTACTTCATAGAGCATAAGCAGCGCAACACACTTATCTGGTTGCCGACGGATGGTGATGCCGAGAACTTTATGAAAACCCACGTCGAGCCGACCATCCGTGATATTCCATCGCTGCTGGCGCTGGCTCCGTGGTATGGCAAAAAGCACCGGGATAACACGCTCACCATGAAGCGTTTCACCAATGGTCGTGGCTTCTGGTGCCTGGGCGGTAAAGCGGCAAAAAACTACCGTGAAAAGTCGGTGGATGTGGCGGGTTATGATGAACTTGCTGCCTTTGATGATGATATTGAACAGGAAGGCTCCCCGACGTTCCTGGGCGACAAGCGTATTGAAGGCTCGGTCTGGCCAAAGTCCATCCGTGGCTCGACGCCTAAAGTGAGAGGCACCTGCCAGATTGAGCGTGCTGCCAGTGAATCCCCGCATTTTATGCGTTTTCATGTTGCCTGCCCGCACTGCGGGGAGGAGCAGTATCTTAAATTTGGCGATAAAGAGACGCCGTTTGGCCTCAAATGGACGCCGGATGATCCCTCCAGCGTGTTTTATCTCTGCGAGCATAATGCCTGCGTCATCCGCCAGCAGGATCTGGACTTTACTGATGCCCGTTATATCTGCGAAAAGACCGGGATCTGGACCCGTGATGGCATTCTCTGGTTTTCGTCATCCGGTGAAGAGATTGAGCCGCCTGACAGTGTGACCTTTCACATCTGGACAGCGTACAGCCCGTTCACCACCTGGGTGCAGATTGTCAAAGACTGGATGAAAACGAAAGGGGATACGGGAAAACGTAAAACCTTCGTGAACACCACGCTCGGTGAGACGTGGGAGGCGAAAATCGGCGAACGTCCGGATGCTGAAGTGATGGCAGAACGGAAAGAGCATTATTCAGCGCCCGTTCCTGACCGTGTGGCTTACCTGACCGCCGGTATCGACTCCCAGCTGGATCGCTACGAAATGCGCGTATGGGGATGGGGGCCGGGTGAGGAAAGCTGGCTGATTGACCGGCAGATTATTATGGGCCGCCACGACGACGAGCAGACGCTGCTGCGTGTGGATGAGGCCATCAATAAAACCTACACCCGCCGGAATGGTGCAGAAATGTCGGTATCCCGTATCTGCTGGGATACTGGCGGGATTGACCCGACCATTGTGTATGAACGCTCGAAAAAACATGGGCTGTTCAGGGTGATCCCCATTAAAGGTGCATCCGTATACGGAAAGCCGGTGGCCAGCATGCCACGTAAGCGAAACAAAAACGGGGTTTACCTTACCGAAATCGGTACGGATACCGCGAAAGAGCAAATTTATAACCGCTTCACACTGACGCCGGAAGGGGATGAACCGCTTCCCGGTGCCGTTCACTTCCCGAATAACCCGGATATTTTTGATCTGACCGAAGCGCAGCAGCTGACTGCTGAAGAGCAGGTCGAAAAATGGGTGGATGGCAGGAAAAAAATACTGTGGGACAGCAAAAAGCGACGCAATGAGGCACTCGACTGCTTCGTTTATGCGCTGGCGGCGCTGCGCATCAGTATTTCCCGCTGGCAGCTGGATCTCAGTGCGCTGCTGGCGAGCCTGCAGGAAGAGGATGGTGCAGCAACCAACAAGAAAACACTGGCAGATTACGCCCGTGCCTTATCCGGAGAGGATGAATGACGCGACAGGAAGAACTTGCCGCTGCCCGTGCGGCACTGCATGACCTGATGACAGGAAAACGGGTGGCAACGGTACAGAAAGACGGACGGAGAGTGGAGTTTACGGCCACTTCCGTGTCTGACCTGAAAAAATACATTGCGGAGCTGGAAGTGCAGACCGGCATGACACAGCGACGCAGGGGACCTGCAGGATTTTATGTATGAAAACGTCCACCATTCCCACCCTTCTGGGGCCGGACGGCATGACATCACTGCGTGAATATGCCGGTTATCACGGCGGTGGCAGCGGATTTGGTGGGCAGTTGCGGGCGTGGAATCCACCGAGTGAAAGTGTGGATGCAGCCCTGCTGCCCAACTTTACCCGTGGCAATGCCCGCGCGGACGATCTGGTACGCAATAACGGCTATGCTGCCAACGCCATCCAGCTGCATCAGGATCATATCGTCGGGTCTTTTTTCCGGCTCAGTCATCGCCCAAGCTGGCGCTATCTGGGCATCGGGGAGGAAGAAGCCCGTGCCTTTTCCCGCGAGGTTGAAGCGGCATGGAAAGAGTTTGCCGAGGATGACTGCTGCTGCATTGACGTTGAGCGAAAACGCACGTTTACCATGATGATTCGGGAAGGTGTGGCCATGCACGCCTTTAACGGTGAACTGTTCGTTCAGGCCACCTGGGATACCAGTTCGTCGCGGCTTTTCCGGACACAGTTCCGGATGGTCAGCCCGAAGCGCATCAGCAACCCGAACAATACCGGCGACAGCCGGAACTGCCGTGCCGGTGTGCAGATTAATGACAGCGGTGCGGCGCTGGGATATTACGTCAGCGAGGACGGCTATCCTGGCTGGATGCCGCAGAAATGGACATGGATACCCCGTGAGTTACCCGGCGGGCGCGCCTCGTTCATTCACGTTTTTGAACCCGTGGAGGACGGGCAGACCCGCGGTGCAAATGTGTTTTACAGCGTGATGGAGCAGATGAAGATGCTCGACACGCTGCAGAACACGCAGCTGCAGAGCGCCATTGTGAAGGCGATGTATGCCGCCACCATTGAGAGTGAGCTGGATACGCAGTCAGCGATGGATTTTATTCTGGGCGCGAACAGTCAGGAGCAGCGGGAAAGGCTGACCGGCTGGATTGGTGAAATTGCCGCGTATTACGCCGCAGCACCGGTCCGTCTGGGAGGCGCAAAAGTGCCGCACCTGATGCCGGGTGACTCACTGAACCTGCAGACGGCTCAGGACACGGATAACGGCTACTCCGTGTTTGAGCAGTCACTGCTGCGGTATATCGCTGCCGGACTGGGTGTCTCGTATGAGCAGCTTTCCCGGAATTACGCCCAGATGAGCTACTCCACGGCACGGGCCAGCGCGAACGAGTCGTGGGCGCACTTTATGGGGCGGCGAAAATTCGTCGCATCCCGTCAGGCGAGCCAGATGTTTCTGTGCTGGCTGGAAGAGGCCATCGCCCGCCGCGTGGTGACGTTACCTTCAAAAGCGCGCTTCAGTTTTCAGGAAGCCCGCAGTGCCTGGGGGAACTGCGACTGGATAGGCTCCGGTCGTATGGCCATCGATGGTCTGAAAGAAGTTCAGGAAGCGGTGATGCTGATAGAAGCCGGGCTGAGTACCTACGAGAAAGAGTGTGCAAAACGCGGCGATGACTATCAGGAAATTTTTGCCCAGCAGGTCCGTGAAACGATGGAGCGTCGTGCAGCCGGTCTTAAACCACCCGCCTGGGCGGCTGCGGCATTTGAATCCGGGCTGCGACAATCAACAGAGGAGGAGAAGAGTGACAGCAGAGCTGCGTAATCTCCCGCATATTGCCAGCATGGCCTTTAATGAGCCGCTGATGCTTGAACCCGCCTATGCGCGGGTTTTCTTTTGTGCGCTTGCAGGCCAGCTTGGGATCAGCCGCCTGACGGATGCGGTGTCCGGCGACAGCCTGACTGCCCAGGAGGCACTCGCGACGCTGGCATTATCCGGTGATGATGACGGACCACGACAGGCCCGGAGTTATCAGGTCATGAACGGCATCGCCGTGCTGCCGGTGTCCGGCACGCTGGTCAGCCGGACGCGGGCGCTGCAGCCGTACTCGGGGATGACCGGTTACAACGGCATTATCGCCCGTCTGCAACAGGCTGCCAGCGACCCGATGGTGGACGGCATTCTGCTCGATATGGACACGCCAGGCGGAATGGTGGCGGGGGCATTTGACTGCGCTGACATCATCGCCCGTGTGCGTGACATAAAACCGGTATGGGCGCTGGCCAACGACATGAACTGCAGTGCAGGTCAGCTGCTTGCCAGTGCCGCCTCCCGGCGTCTGGTCACGCAGACCGCCCGGACAGGCTCCATCGGCGTCATGATGGCTCACAGTAATTACGGTGCTGTCCTGGAGAAACAGGGTGTGGAAATCACGCTGATTTACAGCGGCAGCCATAAGGTGGATGGCAATCCCTACAGCCATCTTCCGGATGACGTCCGGGAGACACTGCAGTCCCGGATGGACGCAACCCGCCAGATGTTTGCGCAGAAGGTGTCGGCATATACCGGCCTGTCTGTGCAGGCTGTGCTGGATACCGAGGCTGCAGTGTACAGCGGTCAGGAGGCCATTGATGCCGGACTGGCTGATGAACTTGTTAACAGCAGCGATGCGATCACCGTCATGCGTGATGCACTGGATGCACGTAAATCCCGTCTCTCAGGAGGGCGAATGACCAAAGAGACTCAATCAACAACTGTTTCAGCCACTGCTTCGCAGGCTGACATCACCACCGTGGAGCCTGCGAAGGAGGGCGAAAACGCCAGCGCGGCGCAGCCGGATGTGAACGCACAGATCACCGCAGCGGTTGCGGCAGAAAACAGCCGCATTATGGGGATCCTCAACTGTGAGGAGGCTCACGGACGCGAAGAACAGGCGCGCGTTCTGGCAGAAACCCCCGGAATGACCGTGGAAACGGCCCGCCGCATTCTGGCCGCAGCACCACAGAGTGCACAGGCGCGCAGTGACACTGCGCTGGATCGTCTGATGCAGGGTGCACCGGCACCGCTGGCTGCAGGTAACCTGGCATCTGATACCAATAAAGAATTACTTAATACACCTGAAGCTTTACCGGTATAAGAGGCAGTTATGGCGACAAAAGAAGAGTTTAACCATTACCAGCCGCTGGGTAACAGTGATCCGGCTCATACAGCAATTGCGCCTGGCGGATTGAGTGCGAAAACGCCTGCAATGACCCCACTGATGCTGGATGGCACTACCCGTAAGCTGGTTGTGTGGGATGGCACCACCGACGGTGCAGCCGTTGGCATTCTTGCGGTTGCTGCTGACCAGACCAGCACCACACTGACGTTCTACAAGTCCGGCTCGTTCCGTTATGAGGATGTGCTCTGGCCGGAGGCTGCCAGCGACGAGACGAAAAAACGGACCGCGTTTGCCGGAACGGCAATCAGCATCGTTTAATCTTCCCCTTCATCAACAAAGGCCGCCTGTGCGGCTTTTTTTATGGAAATAATTTATGTCTGTATATACAACTGCAGAATTACTGGCATCGACCCAGCATCACTTTAAGTTCGATCCGCTGTTTCTGCGCCTGTTTTTCCGTGAAACCTATCCTTTCACCACGGAAAAAGTCTATCTCTCACAAATTCCGGGACTGGTAAACATGGCGCTGTACGTTTCGCCGATTGTTTCCGGTGAGGTTATCCGATCCCGTGGCGGCTCCACCTCTGAATTTACGCCGGGTTATGTCAAACCCAAGCATGAGGTGAATCCGCAGATGACCCTGCGTCGCCTGCCGGATGAAGATCCGCAGAACCTGGCTGACCCGGCTTACCGTCGTCGCCGTATTATTCGGCAGAATATGCTGGATGAAAATCTGGCGATTGCCCAGGTCGAAGAGATGCAGGCAGTTTCTGCCGTGCTTAAGGGCAAATATACCATGACCGGTGAAGCCTTCGATCCGGTTGAGGTGGATATGGGCCGCAGTGAGGCGAATAACATCACGCAGTCCGGCGGCACGGAGTGGAGCAAGCGTGACAAGTCCACGTATGACCCGACCGACGATATCGAAGCCTACGCGCTGAACGCCAGCGGTGTGGTGAATATCATCGTGTTTGATCCGAAAGGCTGGGCGCTGTTCCGTTCCTTCAAAGCCGTCAAGGAGAAGCTGGATACCCGTCGCGGCTCTCATTCCGAGCTGGAGACAGCGGTAAAAGACCTGGGCAAAGCGGTGTCTTATAAGGGAATGTATGGCGATGTGGCCATCGTCGTGTATTCCGGACAGTACGTGGAAAACGGCGTCAAAAAGAACTTCCTGCCGGACAACACGATGGTGCTGGGGAACACTCAGGCACGCGGTCTGCGCACCTATGGTTGCATTCAGGATGCGGACGCACAGCGCGAAGGCATTAACGCCTCTGCCCGTTACCCGAAAAACTGGGTGACCACCGGCGACCCGGCGCGTGAGTTCACCATGATTCAGTCAGCACCGCTGATGCTGCTGGCTGACCCTGATGAGTTCGTGTCTGTACAACTGGCGTAATCATGGCCCTTCGGGGCCATTGTTTCTCTGTGGAGGAGTCCATGACGAAAGATGAACTGATTGCCCGTCTCCGCTCGCTGGGTGAACAACTGAACCGTGATATCAGCCTGACGGGGACGAAAGAAGAACTGGCGCTCCGTGTGGCAGAACTGGAAGAAGAGCTTGATGACACGGGCGACACTGCCGGTCAGGATATCCCTCTCAGCCCGGAAAATGTGCTGACCGGACATGAAAATGAGGTTGTATCAGCGCAGCCGGATACCGTGACTGATACGGCTGATCTGGTCACGGTTGTGGCACTGGTGACGCTGCATACTGATGCACTTCACGCCACGCGGGATGAGGCTGTGGCATTTGTGCTGCCGGGAACGGCGTTCCGTGTCTCTGCCGGTGTGGCAGCTGAAATGACAGAGCGCGGCCTGGCCAGAATACAATAACGGGAGGCGCTGTGGCTGATTTCGATAACCTGTTCGATGCTGCCATTGCCTGCGCCGATGAAACGATACGCGGGTACATGGGAACGTCAGCCACCATGACATCCGGTGAGCAGTCCGGTGCTGTGATACGTGGTGTTTTTGATGACCCTGAAAATATCAGCTATGCCGGACAGGGCGTGCGCGTTGAAGGCTCCAGCCCGTCCCTGTTTGTCCGGACTGATGATGTGCGGCAGCTGCGGCGCGGCGACACGCTGACCATCGGTGAGGAAAACTTCTGGATAGACCGGATTTCGCCGGATGATGGCGGAAGCTGTCATCTCTGGCTTGGGCGGGGCGTACCGCCTGCCGTTAACCGTCGCCGCTGAAAGGGGGATGTATGGCCATAAAAGGTCTTGAGCAGGCCGTTGAAAACCTCAGCCGTATCAGCAGAACGGCGGTGCCCGGTGCCGCCGCAATGGCCATTAACCGCGTTGCTTCATCCGCGATATCGCAGTCGGTGGCACAGGTTGCCCGTGAGACAAAGGTACGCCGGAAACTGGTAAAGGAAAGGGCCAGGCTGAAAAGGGCCACAGTCAAAAATCCGCAGGCCAGAATCAAAGTTAACCGGGGGGATTTGCCCGTAATCAGGCTGGGTAACGCGCGGGTTGTCCTGTCCCGACGCAGGCGTCGTAAAAAGGGGCAGCGTTCATCCCTGAAAGGTGGCGGCAGCGTGCTTGTGGTGGGAAACCGTCGTATTCCCGGCGCGTTTATTCAGCAACTGAAAAATGGCCGCTGGCATGTCATGCAGCGTGTGGCCGGGAAAAACCGTTACCCCATTGATGTGGTGAAAATTCCGATGGCGGTGCCGCTGACCACGGCGTTTAAACAGAATATTGAGCGGATACGGCGTGAGCGTCTTCCGAAAGAGCTGGGCTATGCGCTGCAGCATCAACTGAGGATGGTAATAAAGCGATGAAACATACTGAACTCCGTGCAGCCGTACTGGATGCACTGGAAAAATATGACACCGGGGCGACGCTTTTTGATGGTCGCCCCGCTGTTTTTGATGAGGCGGATTTTCCGGCAATTGCCGTTTATCTCACCGGCGCTGAATACACGGGCGAAGAGCTGGACAGCGATACCTGGCAGGCGGAGCTGCATATTGAAGTTTTCCTGCCTGCTCAGGTGCCGGATTCAGCGCTGGATTCGTGGATGGAGTCCCGGATTTATCCGGTGATGAGCGATATCCCGGCACTGTCAGATTTGATCACCAGTATGGTGGCCAGTGGCTATGACTACCGACGCGACGATGATGCGGGCCTGTGGAGTTCAGCCGATCTGACTTATGTCATTACCTATGAAATGTGAGGACGATATGCCTGTACCAAATCCTACAATGCCGGTGAAAGGTGCCGGGACCACACTGTGGGTTTATAAGGGGAACGGTGACCCTTATGCGAACCCGCTTTCAGACGTGGACTGGTCGCGTCTGGCAAAAGTTAAAGACCTGACGCCCGGCGAACTGACCGCTGAGTCCTATGACGACAGCTATCTCGATGATGAAGATGCGGACTGGACTGCGACCGGGCAGGGGCAGAAATCAGCCGGAGATACCAGCTTCACGCTGGCGTGGATGCCCGGAGAACAGGGGCAGCAGGCGCTGCTGGCGTGGTTTAATGAAGGTGATACCCGTGCCTATAAAATCCGCTTCCCGAACGGCACGGTCGATGTGTTCCGTGGCTGGGTCAGCAGTATCGGTAAAGCGGTGACGGCGAAGGAAGTGATCACCCGCACGGTGAAGGTCACCAATGTGGGACGCCCGTCGATGGCAGAAGATCGCAGCACGGTCACAGCGGCAACCGGCATGACCGTGACGCCTGCCAGCACCTCGGTGGTGAAAGGGCAGAGCACGACGCTGACCGTGGCATTCCAGCCGGAAGGCGCAACCGACAAGAGCTTCCGTGCGGTGTCTGCGGATAAAACAAAAGCCACCGTGTCGGTCAGTGGTATGACCATCACCGTGAACGGCGTTGCTGCAGGCAGGGTCAACATTCCGGTTGTATCCGGTAATGGTGAGTTTGCTGCGGTTGCAGAAATCACCGTCACCGCCAGTTAATCCGGAGAGTCAGCGATGTTCCTGAAAACCGAATCATTTGAACATAACGGCGTGACCGTCACGCTTTCTGAACTGTCAGCCCTGCAGCGTATTGAGCATCTTGCCCTGATGAAACGGCAGGCAGAACAGGCGGAGTCAGACAGCAACCGGCAGGTTACTGTGGAAGACGTCATCAGAACCGGTGCTTTTGTGGTGGCGATGTCCCTGTGGCATAACCATCCGAAGAAGACGCAGATGCCGTCCATGAATGAGGCCGTTAAACAGATTGAGCAGGAAGTGCTTACCACCTGGCCCACAGAGGCAATTTCTCATGCTGAAAACGTGGTGTACCGGCTGTCCGGTATGTCTGAGTTTGTGGTGAATAATGCCCCTGAACAGGCAGAGGACGCCGGGCCTGCAGAGCCTGTTTCTGCGGGAAAGTGTTCGACGGTGAGCTGAGTTTTGCCCTGAAACTGGCGCGTGAGATGGGGCGACCCGACTGGCGCGCCATGCTTGCCGGGATGTCATCCACGGAGTATGCCGACTGGCACCGCTTTTACAGTACCCACTATTTTCATGATGTTCTGCTGGATATGCACTTTTCCGGGCTGACGTACACCGTACTCAGCCTGTTTTTCAGCGATCCGGATATGCATCCGCTGGATTTCAGTCTGCTGAACCGGCGTGAGGCTGACGAAGAGCCTGAAGATGATGTGCTGATGCAGAAAGCGGCAGGGCTTGCCGGAGGCGTCCGCTTTGACCCGGACAGGAATGAAGTTATCCCCGCTTCCCCGGATGTGACGGGCATGACGGAGGATGACGTAATGCTGATGACAGTATCAGAAGGGATCGCAGGAGGAGTCCGGTATGGCTGAACCGGTAGGCGATCTGGTCGTTGATTTAAGTCTGGATGCGGCCAGATTTGACGAGCAGATGGCCAGAGTCAGGCGTCATTTTTCCGGTACGGAAACTGATGCGAAAAAAACAGCGGCAGTCGTTGAACAGTCGATGAACCGGCAGGCGCTGGCTGCACAGAAAGCGGGGATTTCCGTCGGGCAGTATAAAGCTGCCATGCGTATGCTGCCTGCGCAGTTCACCGACGTGGCCACGCAGCTTGCAGGCGGGCAAAGTCCGTGGCTGATCCTGCTGCAACAGGGTGGTCAGGTTAAGGACTCCTTCGGCGGGATGATCCCCATGTTCCGGGGGCTTGCCGGTGCGATCACCCTGCCGATGGTCGGGGCCACCTCGCTGGCGGTGGCGACCGGTGCGCTGGCGTATGCCTGGTATCAGGGTAACTCAACCCTGTCCGATTTCAACAAAACGCTGGTCCTTTCCGGTAATCAGTCGGGTCTGACGGCAGATCGTATGCTGGTCCTGTCCAGAGCCGGGCAGGCGGCAGGGCTGACGTTTAACCAGACCAGCGAGTCACTCAGTGCACTGGTTAAGGCGGGGGTAAGCGGTGAGGCTCAGATTGCGTCCATCAGCCAGAGTGTGGCGCGTTTCTCCTCTGCATCCGGCGTGGAGGTGGACAAGGTCGCTGAAGCCTTCGGGAAGCTGACCACTGACCCGACGTCGGGGCTGACGGCGATGGCGCGCCAGTTCCATAACGTGACGGCGGAGCAAATTGCGTATGTTGCTCAGTTGCAGCGTTCCGGCGATGAGGCCGGGGCATTGCAGGCAGCGAACGAGGCCGCAACGAAAGGGTTTGATGACCAGACCCGCCGCCTGAAAGAGAACATGGGCACGCTGGAGACCTGGGCAGACAGGACTGCGCGGGCATTCAAATCCATGTGGGATTCGGTGCTGGATATTGGTCGCCCGGACACAGCCCAGGAAATGCTGGAGAAAGCAGAAAAGGCTTTTGATGAGGCGGACAAAAAATGGCAGTGGTATCAGAGCCGGAGCCACCGGCGCGGTAAAACATCCGCATTTCTTGCTAATCTCCGGGGAGCATGGGAGGACAGAGCGAATGCGCAACTTGGGCTTTCAGCCGCCACGTTGCAGGCCGATCTTGAAAAGGCCAGAGAGATGGCAGCAAAGGACTGGGCCGAGTCTGAGGCATCACGGCTGAAATATACCGAAGAGGCGCAGAAGGCTTATGAACGCCTGCAGACGCCGCTGGAGAAATATACCGCCCGTCAGGAAGAACTGAATAAGGCCCTGAAAGACGGAAAAATCCTGCAGACAGATTACAACACGCTGATGGCGGCGGCGAAAAAGGACTATGAAGCGACACTGAAAAAGCCGAAGCAGTCCGGCGTGAAGGTGTCTGCAGGAGAGCGTCAGGAAGACAGTGCTCATGCCGCCCTGCTGACGCTTCAGGCAGAACTCCGGACGCTGGAGAAGCATGCCGGAGCGAATGAGAAAATCAGCCAGCAGCGCCGGGATTTGTGGAAGGCGGAGAGTCAGTTCGCGGTACTGGAGGAAGCGGCGCAACGTCGCCAGCTGTCTGCACAGGAGAAATCCCTGCTGGCGCATAAAGATGAGACGCTGGAGTACAAACGCCAGCTGGCTGCACTTGGCGACAAGGTCACCTATCAGGAGCACCTGAACGCGCTGGCACAGCAGGCGGATAAATTCGCACAGCAGCAACGGGCAAAACGGGCCGCCATTGATGCAAAAAACCGGGGGCTGACTGACCGGCAGGCAGCGCGGGAAGCCACGGAACAGCGCCTGAAGGAACAGTATGGCGATAATTCTCTGGCGCTGAATAACGTCATGTCAGAGCAGAAAAAGACCTGGGCGGCTGAAGACCAGCTTCGCGGGAGCTGGATGGCAGGCCTGAAGTCCGGCTGGAGTGAGTGGGAAGAGAGCGCCACGGACAGTATGTCGCAGGTAAAAAGTGCTGCCACGCAGACCTTTGATGGCATTGCACAGAATATGGCGGCGATGCTGACCGGCAGTGAGCAGAACTGGCGCAGCTTCACCCGTTCCGTGCTGTCCATGATGACAGAAATTCTGCTTAAGCAGGCAATGGTGGGGATTGTCGGAAGTATCGGCAGCGCCATTGGCGGCGGCGCATCAGCGTCAGGCGTTACAGCCATTCAGGCAGCTGCGGCGAAATTCCATTTTGCGACCGGAGGATTTACGGGAACCGGCGGCAAATATGAGCCAGCGGGGATTGTTCACCGTGGTGAATTTGTCTTCACGAAGGAGGCAACCAGCCGGATTGGCGTAGGAAATCTTTACCGGCTGATGCGCGGCTATGCCACCGGTGGTTATGTCGGTGGCACCGGAGGTCCGGCGCAAATGCGGCGTTCAGAGGGTATCAGATTTGAGCAGAACAACAACGTGGTGATTCAGAACGACGGTACGAATGGTCTGCCAGGTCCACAGATGCTGAAGGCAGTGTATGACATGGCCCGCAAGGGTGCCCGTGATGAAATTCAGGCACAGATGCGCGATGGTGGTCTGTTCTCCGGAGGTGGACGATGAAGACCTTCCGCTGGAAAGTGAAACCCGGTATGGATGTGGCTTCAGCCCCTTCCGTCAGGAAAGTGCGCTTTGGTGATGGCTATTCCCAGCGAGCGCCTGCCGGGCTGAATGCCGACCTGAAAACGTACAGCGTGACGCTTTCTGTTCCCCGTTGGGAGGCCACGGCGCTGGAGTCGTTTCTGGCTGAGCACGGGGGCTGGAAAGCCTTTCTGTGGACGCCGCCTTATGAGTGGCGGCAGATAAAGGTGACCTGCGCAAAATGGTCGTCGCGGGTCAGTATGCTGCGTGTTGAGTTCAGCGCAGAGTTTGAACAGGTGGTGATCTGATGCAGGATATCCGGCAGGAAACACTGAATGAATGCACCCGTGCGGAGCAGTCGGCCAGCGTGGTGCTCTGGGAAATCGATCTGACAGAGGTCGGTGGAGAACGTTATTTTTTCTGTAATGAGCAGAACGAAAAAGGTGAGCCGGTCACCTGGCAGGGGCGACAGTATCAGCCGTATCCCATTCAGGGGAGTGGTTTTGAACTGAATGGCAAAGGCACCAGTACGCGCCCCACGCTGACGGTTTCTAACCTGTACGGTATGGTCACCGGGATGGCGGAAGATCTGCAGAGTCTGGTCGGCGGAACGGTGGTCAGGCGTAAGGTTTACGCCCGTTTTCTGGATGCGGTGAACTTCGTCAACGGAAACAGTGACGCCGATCCGGAGCAGGAGGTGATCAGCCGCTGGCGCATTGAGCAGTGCAGCGAACTGAGCGCGGTGAGTGCCTCTTTTGTACTGTCCACGCCGACGGAAACGGATGGTGCTGTTTTTCCGGGGCGCATCATGCTGGCCAACACCTGCACCTGGACCTATCGCGGTGATGAGTGCGGTTATAGCGGTCCGGCGGTCGCGGATGAATATGACCAGCCGACGTCCGATATCACGAAGGATAAATGCAGCAAATGCCTGAGTGGCTGTAAGTTTCGCAATAACGTCGGCAACTTTGGCGGCTTCCTTTCCATTAACAAACTTTCGCAGTAAATCCCATGACACAGACAGAATCAGCGATTCTGGCGCACGCCCGGCGATGTGCGCCAGCGGAGTCGTGCGGCTTCGTGGTAAGCACGCCGGAGGGGGAAAGATATTTCCCCTGCGTGAATATCTCCGGTGAGCCGGAGGCGTATTTCCGTATGTCGCCGGAAGACTGGCTGCAGGCAGAAATGCAGGGTGAGATTGTGGCGCTGGTCCACAGCCACCCCGGTGGTCTGCCCTGGCTGAGTGAGGCCGACCGGCGGCTGCAGGTGCAGAGTGATTTGCCGTGGTGGCTGGTCTGCCGAGGGACGATTCATAAGTTCCGCTGTGTGCCGCATCTCACCGGGCGGCGCTTTGAGCACGGGGTGACGGACTGTTACACGCTGTTCCGGGATGCTTATCATCTGGCGGGGATTGAGATGCCGGATTTTCATCGCGAGGATGACTGGTGGCGTCACGGTCAGAATCTCTATCTGGATAATCTGGAGGCCACAGGGCTGTATCAGGTCGCGTTGTCAGAGGCACAACCGGGCGATGTGCTGCTGTGCTGTTTTGGTTCATCGGTGCCGAATCATGCCGCCATTTACTGTGGTGATGGCGAGCTGCTGCACCATATTCCTGAACAACTGAGCAAACGAGAGAGGTATACCGACAAATGGCAGCGACGCACACACTCCCTCTGGCGTCACCGGGCATGG